GTCGAAGGCACTTACGTCTTCAATACTGGGGACGCCGATTACCCAATGGTAGTCAACGTTTCCCATCATTACAACCCTTCACAGGGTCGTACATATTGTAGCGTAAGCGTCGTTTCCGTTTATACGGTAGACGACTCGGTCGCGGAGACCAGCGAGCCCGAACAACTCGTCACCAATGTATCCTGGAATTTTCCAGGACGCGTCAGTGCCGATTCGAGCTTTGTCGTCGATCAGTTGATGATCATGCTTGGGCTGGTTGTTGCGCCTTCCGGCACAATCGCCACGCCTTCGGCATCGATTGTCAACGCTCTCGATCGCGGTCTCATTGGAAATCTGTGGTAAGCACGTGCAGGGCGAGCTTAATCTAACTCGCCGCGGCGGTGTCACCTTTGACACGTCGCAACTGACGCTGCAGACCGTAAAACAGAGCGTAGGGCCAGATAATTGCAGCCTTGTGCTGTTGTTCATCCAAACCTACGTTTCACTTCTTCTAGATAGTCCTATTCCTGGTAAGCCGATCGGCCTTCTACGCAAGTTCTATTACGAGCTTGTGCAGGGAGACTTGAAAGGTATCATACTCAGGAACGCTTCCCTTGCCGATGCTTTATCGCAAAGTGCGTTTATGACATCGGACTCACTCATAACTGGTGAGTTCCTGTGGGAGATGAAGGATACCCCGGTTTTTCGGGAATACCTCCACTTCTACAAGACAGGTGATGTGAAGACGCTTCAGTTCTTGCTCTCCTTCCTGTATTTTGGAAAGAAGCTCGAGTATGAAGACCCCAATTTCCATACCACGGCCTTTCGCCGTTGGCTGGACGTTGAGGAACGTCTTAAAGGATTGCAACTGCCGACCTATGACGTGATGTGCTTACGCGTAATTATAGCGCAGCTCATCTTACCACCGGATGACGATGTCCTACTCCCAAAGTTTGGGCCGGGCTACGTCGCGGAGGGTCTGATTGACCCGAATGCCAAGCTTGATCAGCTTGGTGTTAGTTGCTTTATTAAGTTTGTCTTCCGAAATCAGCGAAGTGGATCATCGCTGGTTAGGGAGCAAACGTCTGGGTGGGCCTTTGAGCGCCCAGCGGAGGAAGTTAGGTCGTCGAAGCTTCGTTTTGTCCCTAAGAACATCAAAACCTCGCGCAGTATATGCATGGAACCTAATGTTCTCATGTATTATCAGCAAGAGGTATGTAGATGGCTAGTCAATGCCATCCACGATGGTCCTATCGGGCTTTGCGTGAATCTGCATGATCAGAGTGCCAATCAGCACTATGCTCTCGTTGGTTCACGTAATTGGAACGTAGATACGATTGACCTGTCCGATGCCTCGGACTCGTTGAGTTATGAACTTTATAGACGCATCTTTCCACTGAGATGGCAACGCTATCTCACGGGGACGCGCTCGAAGTTGGTGGAGTTGCCAAATGGTGATACTGCCACGCTTGCTAAGTTCGCACCTATGGGGTCAGCTTTATGCTTCCCCGTTCAGTGTATAACGTTCACAAGTATAGTCATACTCGCGATGCTAAAGCATCATTACGGTATCGACGCAAGGAGTACCCTACCACTAGGGAGTTTCTGGCTGAACAATATCGAGCGTTACTTACGCTCTGAATGTGAGGCAGACCTTGAGAGCTACTCACGTAGACTCATACTTCCCAAAGTCTATGGCGATGACATATGCTGTGACTCGAGAGTCACGGACAATGTCCTTATCCTATTGGGTCGAATGGGATTCACTGTCAATGAACAAAAATCGTTCATGGGTGGATCCTGTTATCGCGAGTCTTGCGGTATCTATGCCTATAACGGCG